AAAACTGTTTCATGCCTTTTGGCAATCATCAGTAGAAAATACACATTTTCTATACAGTTTTGGCGAAATTGACTTCGTGAGACTTCGCCTATTGCAAAGTTAAGAGTAGGTTAAGGGCATAAGATACCCTAAAAACCCTACTCTTAAATCGCATTAGAGATTTACGATGCTTCTACAAACTAGTCATATCTATATACACCTTTTCTCCAAAGGGGTAGTTGTGATATTTCCTACTATAATAAGAGTTAGCACTTTCACTCAAAGCCCATATTACTGGAACATCAGGTTCAACAGTAGGACTTACATCTGCAAAGCCATCAGTAAAATACAGAAAAGCAATTACATCTTCTGTATCATCTGTATAGTCATTAAACAAATTAAAGGGTGGATCAAACCTAGTTCCGCCACCACCTCTATATATAAGTTCAAGCTCGCCATCAGATAAATCAAATTCATCCCACCATTCGCCACTAGTATTTTTTCTAACACTAGTGTCACAATAACAAACCCTTACCTTTTCAATACCGCAATCATCACATAAGTTTTGAATCTCAGTAGCAAAAATGTTGAGTTCGTCTTGGGTCACACTACAGCTTGTATCTACAGCAACGACAATTTCACCACCTTGCGGTTCTTTGTCATGGCTAGGTAAATTGACACCCCTCCAAGAATGTCTTTTATTAAGCCTTCTCCATGTAGGATTATGGCTCTTAGCGGATGTTAATAAGTCTTTTAATGCTTCCTTCCAATCTACATTACATTGACTTAAATTCTTCATAACACCACCTAAAGCAGAACTTCCATCTTTAGAGACACCTTCTAGCTTATTAGCTAATACAATGGTTCTTTCGATTTTTTCTTTTATCTCAGAAACATCCACATCAGATAATGGCTTGCCTTCTTCGTCAGTTGGCATCCATACTTCACCCATTGATGATTTCATATCTGCTAGTTCATCCATTAAGGATTTACTGCTTCCATTAGAATTGCTTGGCTCAGATTCACCCTCAGATTTACCCTCAGATTTACCCTCAGATTCTTCTTCCCCATCGCCATTAGAAGAGCCTGAGTCAGACTCAGATTCATCTTTAGAATCGCCTTTGTCCTTCATTTCTTCCATAGCATCTTTTAGAGCTTCTTCATCATTTGTTAAAATCCTATAAACTTGTTCTGCGGATTTCCCATGATAAATGCGATCTAATAAACCATCTTTCGGCAGTTCCATACATAGATCATAAGCAATCCAAGAGTTAATAACATAGTCAGTTGCTATATTCCAAACCTTATGATTTCTTTTACCTATTCTTAATGGATGTTCCCATATAACATGGCTAGCTTCGTGAACCAACACTGCTTGGATTTCTTCATCAGTTAAAGTTTTAACAAATTCATCATTCCAATAGATATTGACTCCATCAGTAGCCATCGTTTCACATCGATCACTAGCTTCAATTAATTCAAGGTTAAGAAGCATGGTAGCCATACCAACATTACCTTTCATTAACTTAGCTCGTGATTTTATTATTCTATCTTCACTATTCATAATACCTCCAAGTATTAATATAATTCCTGTTTCATAGTTTCCTAATCATCAGTTGCGATACACATCGCAATACAGAAAAACCAGCAAGGGAAAAAATATTTACTAGTTATATATCTTTTCCCTATTTGGTCATAGTTAAGGTTTATTTCCCAAATACATTATCAAGAAAATCACCTTTTAGATCATCAATAGATTCTTCCAAATCATCTGCAATCTGCTTTCGCTTGCTTGCACCATAATCAGTTTCATCTCTAAGAGCATCAACATCATTGATAGAAGCAAATACACTCACCAGTTTTTGATGAGCATCAGCAATAGCTTTATCATTACCTAATATATCTGAATTAATACTTGGTAAAGTATCTAAAAAGTTTCTCAATTTATCAAAACTTGAATTTTTAAAGAATCCTCCTTTTTGCTTGCTTTTAGGGTCATATGTTTTTAACTTATCAGCTAAATGCCCTACAGATTCAAGTAATGCTTCAACAGTAGTTCTAGCTATTGTTTCAACATTCTTATTAGCTCGTTTAAGAGCATCCTTTTCAATCTTCTTTCGAAGAGACTCAGATACATTCAGCCTGATATCACTGCTATCGAATCGTGGGACAGTTCCTAATTCAAAATCGAATCTGAATTTGGTAGCCACAGCTTCAACAGTTGGATAATCGTCAATGTTAAATGCTTTACCTAACTTAATTCTATTAGCTTCGATAATGCTATCGTAGTTATCAAGAAAAGATTTTACTTCTTTTTGAAATTCTACTTTAGCTTTATCAACTCTATCCATGAGCGTATCAAGTTCTCTATTAGGACATAATCTCCAACCGCTCAGAACCTTCCCATCCCAATCACTTGTATTATCATCCCAAGGAACTGTTAAAGGGTAATACACATTGTTTCTGAATTGATTAATAATTCTTCTGAAATACTTATTGGTATCTTTACCAAATATATATTTCGCAACATGCAAAGATTCTCTTAACGCTTCTTGATCTTTTGCTAGATCATCCTTTAGATACTTGTCTGATTTAACGCCACTAGGATGTTTCGTATTTAAACGAACCAAAGTAGCATTTTGAGACAAAGTATTACTATTTTCTTTTTCTTTATTCATTATTACCTCCAAGTAATAAAAGTTTACTGTTTCATCATTTTTGAATCATCAGTCAGAATACACATTCTGATACAGTAGGCGGATACAGTAGGCGGAAAAGGAATATTTACCAGTCAATAATAAATATTCCTTAACTCGCCATGTTTCATGTTTAGATTTCTAAATCTTGATTATCAATCTTAAACTGAGAATAAGTATCTGTATCTTTCAATTCAGTTCTTATTGCAGTTAATTTTCTAACAAAGAATATAGAAAATTCTACAGTTGCCAGTTTCTTAATGTAGTTAAGAGCATTTTCAAAATAATCATAAAGATTATTCTCATTAGCTTGGCTAATTACATTAACTAAAGCAATCGTAGTTGCATAACATAGACCTGCGGAATCAACGATTTCTACATCTTTACCTTTACAGATATCACCTAAGTTAGGCACATCATTCTTTAAGGCTAAGAAGCTCATTAATTCAATAGAACAAGACTGCCCAACATCACCTTCAAACAGTTTTTGCATTAACTGTTTAGGTGGCTCAGTTTTCAGCGTATCACTCAATCTAACCCATGATCTTGGGCTAGGTTGAGGGTTCGTATCTTTAGGGTCAAATTCCCACAATAATTGTGGCATATATTGAATAAAGGCTTGCACCATTAAATCAACATCATTCTTATCAGCCCACGCCAACCAGTCGTCTACATCGTGAGTAAATTGCACAGCAGTAGTTCTATCTTGGCAGTGTCTTAGGATTTTATTAGCACCACTTCTATCAGTGCTTCTATTACCTGCTAAGACAATCTTCCAACCCTTTGGAAAGACATAATCGCCAATTCTTCGCTCTTCATCTTTCCCTTTAGGGTCTAGCAGTTGTCCCATCGTTGCTTGGACACTTCCATGAGCCTGAGCAAATTCATCTAAGAAAAATACACCTTCGCCACCCCTAGGAAGATTCCCTAGAAACGCCTTTTTTTGCATACCATCTTCGATATATGGCAAACCTCCAAGATCAATAGACTCAACTAATCCCAATCTAAAAGAAATGAATCCAAATTCATCCTTCTTAGGATTAACGCTATCAGTTAATTCTCTTCCATCCGCCAGTTCTTCTGCAATTTCTTTAACAATCGCAGACTTTCCAACACCAGTGCCACCTATCAAGAATGGAATATTACTCCCTTTCAATATATGTAGACACGATGTTTTCGCTTCGCTTGGTTTAAACATAATAATACCTCCAAGTATTTTATAAGTTTTAGTTATTTGCTATCAGATTGATAGCACCAATAACACCCTAAATACATAGGATGTTTTCATAGCATCTCAGCTAATCATCAGTTGGTTTATTTTTTTCTTTTGCAAGGAAATTAGCTATTTCGTTATTAGATAAATATTTATTTCTTCTTATCCAATTAAAAGATTCTAAAGTAGACTTAAAATTTTCAAAATATGTTTTTGTAAATAATTCCTTATCTAAGTTTAGTTGCTCTCTTAATTCATCAACAGCTAATATTGTTGTAAATGCCCTTGATCTCTCTTCTGCATTTTTTTGATAATCATAAACTTCATTTGGTTCAGGTTCATCTTCGTTAAACCACTCACATTCATTACCTATCAATCTATGCACATTAATTTCATTTAGGCACTCAAAATCCTCAGTTCTTTTATGAGTTTCTGTATCAATTACATTCAAATTATCATTATTCATAGCACAACTATTAACAGCAAACTCATTTATTAAGTATGCAATTAAATTTAATTGTTTTTCATTTATTTTTATTACTTTTTCCATAATAAAATGTCCCTCCAAAGACAGTAAGTTTTAGTTATTTGCTATCTATATGATAGCACCAAGACACCCTATAAAGGGTCAGTCTATTCCTAGATACTGGTTTAATGTTTCGCCTAAATCTCATAGGCTCATCAGTTGGTTTATTTTTTATTTGTTAAAATCCTATAAACTTGTTCTGCGGACATACTAGTGGTGAATGTGGCTAAAAGACCTTCATCTAATATTTTATGATCACCATTGTAGATAAATCCATTTGCATCAAAGTTATTGATAACCTCAGTATCACCCCAGTTGGAATACATTTTGTTTCCATTTCTTCCATTACCCATAGGCACTAGAAAATTAGCTTCACCATTCACTACAATTACATCACCACTTGATGTAGAGCGATATCCAGTTTCGCTCCATGTTTCATCAATATTTTGTGTATTTCCATACGCTTCCTGTAATGAATCGTGATCAAACTCAGCGACCTTACAATAAGGCTTCTCGTTATTACCAAATTCTTCTGCTTGATATACTTCTATCATAATTAATCCTCCATAGATTAAGTTTTGAGTCAGCTTAATTGCTAACACCAAGACTGGATAATTGCTTACCCAGTTTCGCCTAAATCTCATAGGCTCATCAGTTGGTTTATTGTGTAAAGAAATCTTCAAGACTTTCACTTATTTCTTCTTTAGCAGTTCCAGTGCTTTTATTAGCTAGGTTATGTAAAGTTTCAATAGCTTCTTCATAGTTTTGACACAATTCTTTTAGCATTTCTTTAGTTATTTCATTCTTCATATTAATCCTCCATAGATTAAGTTTCTTGAACCCCATAATTAGGATTCTCGTCAGTGTGTTAATTCACAGACTATTGGAGTAGTCTCCCTAGATTTCGTATGATCAACCATTTAACAAAGAACCTTACTTCGTTAATACAGCTTCTTACTTCATAGTCAGCACAATGAATTTACATTGCTGTTGATACAATCCCTCTAAGGAATTTATGAGTCTTGTTTCGTCACCTTGTCACTTGGTTTTACACTCTCTCAAACTAGCCACTTTCTTAGGCGGATTCAGATACGACCTTCTTAAAGAACCTTACTTCGCATCCTACTGCTAGAACCTTACATTTAATCCTTTAGAGAACCCAGTTGGGCTGTAGCTACAGTTTAGAGACATAATCGTTTTGGTCTTTGTTAAGGACATTATACATACTTCAAACACGATCTCAACATCATATTAAATATTAACCAGTTCATTGTATCTGCTAGCAGTTTGTGAGCATTACCAAATCAATCTAAAAGGTTTAATATTCTTATATGGATAAAGACAAACCAAACTTAAAAATAGTAAAGCAAAAAGAACCTGAGCTAACTATCAAGCAACGCCAGTTCGTGGATGAAATCATCAAGGGAAAGTTAGGCAGTTATAAGGAAGCATATGCAAAGGTCTACGATGTCACTCTAACGAAGCAAGGGAAGATACCTAAATGGGTAGAAGTCGAAGCAAGTAAGTTAGTAGCGAACCCTAAGATAGCAATAAGCATACATAAGGCTATAGAGCGTAAGGAACATTCAGCAGTAGCTTCCTCGCTCAGGACAAGGAACTATGTGATAGATCAACTCTATAGAGAGTCTAAAGAATCAGATAGTGATGCTTCTAGGATTAGAGCATTAGAATTACTAGGAAAGACTGTGGCTCTATTCAGTGATGTTATAGAGACAAAGGAAGCTCGATCATCAGATGAAGTTGAGAGAGACATAGAGGAACGAATAGAAGCATTACTAAGTAAACAGTAGTCAACCAACAACCAACTATCTTATAGGGCAATACATAGGCTGTATGTGTGTTGTATGTGGTGTGATATGTCCATGCACCTTATATAGTATGGAACACAACATGTAGTATTCCAGATGAGCTATTGAACCACTACATATTGTGTTTCGATTTCCCCATTATTAATAGACCCACCACCCCCCTTATGTGTGTGCGGGACTCCTACTATCATATATACATAGTGATTTGCTCATAATATGACTTATTTTTATATACCCCCCCCTATGTATTGCATTTTGATAGCGTTTTTTGTAAATTTAATATATAATTTTTGTAGGAAAGAGCTAAGGGACCCTAGAACCCCCATAATTTTTTATTAAAAATGGTTGTTTTTTCTGTGAAGATGTGCAATTATGTTAAAATCTAGCGTGATTTGCATCCAGTATGTACCTACTAATGCAGTATGTACTTACTATTTTAACTATCTGGTAGTTACTAAATAAGTTTTTAGTTTAATAAGTATCTACCTACCAGTAAGTATAGGAGATGTATGAGTAGTTCAATATTAAGCCAAGTACAAAACCTTTCTTTAGATGAGAAAAAAGAATTACTGGGTTTATTAGATGAATTAGAGGATGCCAAAGCCAGAGAGAAATGTGCTGATGAGTATATGGCTTTCGTTAAAGAGGTTTGGAGTGCGTTTATAGAAGGACCCCACCACAAGATTATGGCTGATGCCTTTGAAAGGGTAGCAAGAGGTGAATTAAAACGCTTAATCATCAATATGCCGCCTAGACATACTAAGTCAGAGTTTGCCTCTTACCTATTACCAGCCTGGTTTTTAGGTAATCAGCCAGAAAAAAAGATAATTCAGACAGCACATACCGCAGAGTTAGCTGTGGGTTTTGGTAGGAAGGTTAGAAACTTAGTTAATAGTAAAGATTATAAGAAAGTATTCCCCAATGTTAGTTTGCAATCGGATTCCAAAGCTGCGGGTCGTTGGAACACGAACAAAGGCGGTGAATACTTTGCTATCGGTGTAGGCGGTGCAGTTACTGGTAAAGGTGCTGACTTGCTTATCATTGATGACCCGCACTCTGAACAAGAGGGTGCGAGCTCAGATATAAATGTTTTCAATCGTACATATGAATGGTACACATCTGGTCCTCGACAGCGTTTGCAGCCTAATGGTGCTATCGTTGTGGTGATGACAAGATGGCATAACAAAGACCTAACAGGTCAAGTTGTAGATGCTAGCATAAAACGTGGCGGAGCCGATCAGTGGGAAGTTGTAGAACTACCTGCGATTTTACCTTCTGGTAAGCCTTTATGGGATGCCTTTTGGAAATTAGAAGAGTTAGAAGCTTTGAAGGCTGAATTGCCTAGTTCTAAGTGGATGGCTCAGTATCAACAAGACCCTACATCTGAAGAGGGTGCTTTAGTTAAAAGAGAATGGTGGAAAACATGGGAAGGTAGAAACCCACCTGATTGTGAGTTTATTATTCAATCATGGGACACAGCTTTTCTAAAGAATCAAAGAGCTGACTACTCCGCATGTACTACATGGGGTGTTTTCTATAAAGAAAACGATGAAGGCTTAGTAGCACCCAACTTAATACTTTTAGATGCTTATAAGGAGCGTCTAGAGTTCCCAGATTTAAAGAAAATAGCTATGGATAGGTATAATGATTATAAGCCTGATGCTTTCATTGTAGAGGCTAAGGCTGCTGGATTACCATTAATCTTTGAATTAAGAGCAATAGGCATACCAGTGCAAGAATATACACCTAGTCGTGGTAATGATAAAATATCTAGAGTTAATGCTGTATCTGATCTTTTTGCTTCAGGAGTTGTTTGGGCACCAGAAACTAGATGGGCAGAAGAAGTTATAGAAGAGTTTGCTGGATTTCCTAATATGGAACATGACGATTTAGTCGATAGCAGTACGCAAGCTTTATTAAGATTTAGACAAGGTGGTTTTGTACCTTTAGATTCAGATGAAGAAGATGAACCATTAGAACACAATCGAACAGCAGATTATTACTAGGAGAGTATATTGGCTATAGAGAAACAATTTGAACCAGCTACACCAATAGATGGTTTGATAGAAATGGAACCTGAAGAAGGTTTAGACATTGATATAGAAGAAACCCCAGATTCAGTTACAACAGAAACTGAAGATGGAGGTATGATTATAGACTTTGATCCTAGTGCTCCTAATATGGGGAGCCCAGACTTTAATTCTAACTTAGTAGAATTTATAGATGATGATGAGCTTGAAAGCATTGGTAATGAATTAATAAGTGCTTTTAATTCTGATAAAGAATCAAGATCAGATTGGGAAGAAAGTTATACAAAAGGTTTAGATCAACTTGGTTTAAAGATAGAAGAAAGAACTACACCATGGGCAGGAGCTTGTGGAGTATTTCATCCAATGTTAAGTGAAGCTGTTGTTAAGTTTCAGTCACAGGCTATATCAGAGATATTTCCTGCTTCTGGTCCAGTTAGAACTAAAATCGTAGGCACAATTACTTCAGAAAAAGAAAAACAAAGTCAAAGAGTGCAAGATTATCTAAACTACTTGCTTACTTATGAAATGAAAGAATACAGAAGTGAGACTGAAAAAATGTTATTTTCTCTTCCTCTTGCTGGTTCTGCTTTTAGAAAAGTTTACTTTGATCCAACACTAAACAGACCTAGTGGTATATTTGTACCAGCAGAAGATGTTGTAGTTAATTATGGTGCAAGTGATTTAGAAACTTGTGAAAGAGCTACTCATGTAATGAAAAAGTCAGCTAATGACATAAGAAAGATGCAAGTTAGTGGTTTTTATAAAGATGTAGAACTGCCTGATAGCACACCTAATCCTTCAGATATTACTAAAAAATATAATGAAATGACTGGTGAATCAGAAAGTTATACTTATGACACTAGACATACTCTGCTTGAAATGCAAGTAGATTTAGACTTAAAAGGTTTTGAAGATGTAGGACAAAATGGTGAACCTACTGGTATAGCATTACCATATGTAGTAACAATAGATTTTCCTTCAGGTATTGTTTTAAGTATTAGAAGAAACTATTACGAAGATGATACTGCGAAATTAAGAAGGATGCACTTTGTTCATTACCAATATCTACCAGGATTAGGTTTTTATGGTTTTGGTTTAATACATATGATTGGTGGATTAGCTAAATCAGCTACATCTATACTAAGACAATTAGTAGATGCAGGGACTTTAAGCAATCTGCCAGGTGGTTTGAAAGCTAGAGGTCTGCGTATTAAAGGCGATGATAGCCCTATTATGCCAGGCGAATTTAGAGATGTAGATGTGCCAGGTGGTGCTATTAGAGATAATATAGCCTTTTTACCATATAAAGAACCTTCAGCAACACTATTTTCATTACTTGGTAATATAGTAGAAGAAGGCAAAAAGTTTGCTAGCATAGCTGAAATGAAAACATCTGACATGAATAGTCAGGCACCTGTTGGAACAACATTAGCATTACTAGAAAGAAACATGAAAGTAATGAGTGCTGTCCAAGCAAGACTCCATGCTTCTATGAAAAGAGAATTTGAAATACTTGTAAATATAATTACAGATTTTACAGAGCCTCAATATCCTTATGAAACTGAAGCAGGTGAACAAATTAAATTACAAGACTTTGATGCAAGAGTAGATGTATTACCAGTATCTGATCCTAATGCAGCTACAATGGCTCAAAGAATTATGCAGTATCAAGCTGCAATGCAATTAGCACAACAGGCACCAAATTTATATAATCAAGGTGAGCTACATAGACAAATGCTTGAAGTATTGGGTATTAAAGATGTTGATAACATTGTCCCTCCACAAGAAGATGTAGCACCAGTTGATCCAGTTACAGCAGTACAAAATATACTTAATGGTAAACCAGTACAAGCATATGAGTTCCAAGACCATGAAGCTCATATACAAGTTTTATCTTCTGCTCAACAAGACCCCAATGTTATGGCTAAGTTACAACAAAGTCCTAATGCTCAAAGTATTCAAAATGCTGGTTCAGACTATATTATGCAACATCTTGCATTACAATTTAGAGAGCAGGTTGAAAGAGAAATGGGTATAGAGTTACCTCCAATAGGTGAACCACTACCAGCAGATGTAGAAAAACGTATATCTGAATTAGTTGCTGAAGCAGCACAAAGAGTTGCTAGCACAAATGCAGCAAAAGCTGAACAAGCAAGAATACAAGAACAAGCTCAAGACCCATTAATATTAGCAAAACAAAAAGAATTAGAAATTAAAGAAACTCAAGTTAAGAACAAGCAACAAATAGATGAATCTAAAATAATGATTGATGCTGCTAAACTTAAAACTAATAAAGAGTTAGAAGAAGCTAGAATTAAAGCACAACAAGAAGCAACTGGTCTTAATGTTGGACAGCGTATTGCTAGCGATTTGCTAGATAGAGAAGAAAATAAAGATAAAAAAGGTACAGATGATTTCAAATTAGGTCTTGACATTGCTAAAGATATAGTGAAAGATATCAATCTGAATGATAAATGATATTAAAGAGCAATCACTTTCTACTTTCTTAGTTAAAAAAATAAGAGAAATAATGAATGAATGTTCAGATCATATATCTACAGGAGGTTGTAAAGACTTTCCTGAATATAAAAGAATGACGGGAGTTATCGAGGGTTTAGCCCTTGCAGAGCGTGAAGTTCTTGATTGGAAAGAACAACACATAAAAAAATAGGAACTCGACACCTAAAAGTCGTGCAAATATATGACTGATAAAAAAGAAATAAATATCCCAAAACCAGAAAGTGTTAAAAAGCCAGATGTTAGTGAGGAAGTTAAAAGTCAATTACCTCAACCTAAAGGCTGGAAAATACTAGTTGCAATGCCACAAGTTCAAGAAAAGACAGATGGCGGAATCATAAAATCTACTCAAGCTAGAACAGATGAAGAAACTTCAAATATTTGTGGTTATGTTTTAAAGCTTGGCACAGAAGCTTATTGTGATGAAAAAAGGTTCCCAACAGGACCTTGGTGCAAAGAAGGTGACTGGGTAATATTTAGAGCTTATTCAGGCACTCGTATGAAAATGTATGGTAAAGAGTTTCGTTTAATTAACGATGATACTGTGGAAGCAGTAGTCGATGACCCAACAGGAGTAGTAAGAGCATGAATGAAGTAAGCGAAGTAGCACAACAAACTGAATTACAAGAAGAAAAGTTTTTCGGAGTTAAAACTGAAATAAATACTAATCCAAGTGATGAAGTAGAAATAGAAGTTTTAGATGATACTCCTGAAGAAGATAGAAGACCTCCAAAAGTAGAAACAAATGAACCTGATGTTGATGATGATACTATCGATAAAGAAATTACAGATTATAGCAAAAGAGCTGGCGATAGGATTAGTAAAATCAAATATGAATACCATGAAGAGCGTAGAGCTAAAGAACAAGCTTTAAGAGAGTCTAAGGAAGCGGTAAAGGCATTACAAAATTTAATGTCAGAAAATCAAAGATTAAAAACAGTTGTAGATCAAGGTGGCGATGTATTAAACCAACAAGCACTTAATAATGCAAAATGGGCAAAACACAATGCACAACAAACATTTAAGAAAGCTTATGAAGAAGGTGATGCAGATGCTATGTCTGCTGCACAAGCTGAACTTGCACAAGCTACACTTGCAGAACAACAAGCTGGTAATTATGCACAAACAATGCAAAATAATATTACATCACAATATGTAGAACCAGAACAACAACAGCCACAAGTTGTAAAACAAGATGATCCAGATATGGATAAGTGGTCACAAAAAAATCCTTGGTTTATGGGTAGTGAACCTATTCACAAGGAAATGACTTCTTATGCTATGTATGTAGATCAATCTTTACAAGCTAAGGGCATAGACCCTGCTAGCAAATCGCAAGAATATTATCAACAGGTTGATGATTCTATGCGTAAACAATTTCCAAGTTTTTTTGGTGTACCAGAAACAAATTCTGTTGAAACAGAAGAAGTTGCAGTTACATCAAATAAAAGACAGGTATCAAACCCTGTCGCACCTGCTACGAGGAACAGTAATAAAAATCCTCGCAAAATCCATCTGACTCAGAGTCAAGTCTCCATAGCTCGTAGACTTAATATAACTCCAGAGCAGTATGCAAACCAACTATTAAAGGAGTCTTAAATGTCCGAAATAGATAAAGAAATAGAAAATGCTAGCGAAGAGCAAGCAGTAGAGCGTACCCCTAGGGAAATAGAAAGCCGAGAGGCTTCTCAGCGTATTCAAAGTTGGGAAAATCCATCAAACTTACCAACACCTGCCGCACAAGACGGATGGGTATTTAGGTATATTAGAACTAGCCTTTTAGGTCAAACTGATAATCCTAATGTGTCCAGAAAGTTAAGAGAAGGATGGGAGCCTTGTAGATTAGAGGATCACCCAGAACTTCAAATACACATGATGGACCATAATTCAGAATGGTCAGCTAAAGGTAATGTTGAAATTGGTGGACAACTGTTATGTAAGATGCCGAAAGAAAAAGCGGAAGCTAGAGATGAATATTTTGATAATATAGCATCTCAACAACTGGAATCTGTAGATAACACTTATTTTAAAGATCAGGATTCTAGAATGGCTACCAAAGAAGTATTTGAGAGAAAATCAAGAACAACATTTGGTAAAGATTCTTAATCCTATATATTAATTTATTAAATAGGAGACAATTATGTCATCAACTGCGACTCCTTTTGGAGCCTCAACAAATGGTACTATTGTCGGTGCAGCCTTTACTAATAAGGTCACACATTACAAAATTAAAAATGCTTATGGCACTTCAATTTTTTATGGTGATTTTGTTAAGTGGGGTGACGATAACCCAAATACTACTGTCCAAAAAGACACTGGTACTACAGCATTAACACCAATAGGTGTTTTTCTTGGGTGTGCGTACACTGACCCTAATACCAAACAATTTACGCCTAATCAATATTTCCCAGCTTCAACAGCTGCGGATGATATTACAGCGTATGTTTGTACTGATCCTTTTGTAATCATGCAAATGCAATGCGATGGTGCAGCTGACCAAGACGATCTTGGTAAGAACTGTGCTGTTGTGCAAACTGCTGGTTCAACTGCTATCGGTAGAAGCAAAAATTCGGTTGATATATCAACTGTAGCAACAACCAACACATTACCTGTTAAGATTATCGGCTTTGTCGATGGTCCTGATAGTGAAGTTGGAGATGCTTACACAGATGTATTAGTAATGTTTAATGTCGGTCATCAGTTGTTAAATGCAACTGGTATAGGTTAATAGGAGATAAATCATGGCAGCTATTTCAAGAGCTCAAGAGTTACATCAACTCTTACCTGGACTTAACGCATTATTCGGTGAAGAATATAATCGTTACGAAAACGAACATGAAGCTATATATACAACAGAGAACTCTGAAAGATCATTTGAAGAAGAACTCAAGTTGTCTGGTTTCGGTGCAGCACCTGTAAAAGATGAAGGATCAAGTATCAGTTACGATACTGCTCAAGAATCATTTGTAGCAAGGTACACACATGAAACTGTAGGCTTAGGTTTTAGTATCACAGAAGAAGCAATGGAAGATAATCTTTATGTTTCAGTTTCTGCTAGATATACTAAAGCACTTGCTCGTGCAATGTCTTACACAAAACAAGTAAAAGCAGCTTATCCATTAAATAATGGATTCTCAACTACTTTTAAATCTGGTGATGATGTCGCTTTATTTAGCACAGCTCACCCGCTTGTAAGTGGAGGAACTAATAGTAATAGACCTTCTACAGCAGCAGACTTGAATGAAACATCTTTAGAAGATGCAATTATTCAAATCGGCAAGTGGACAGACGAAAGAGGACTCAAAATTTCAGCAAAAGCTAGAAAGCTTGTAATTCCATCTGATCTTCAATTCGTAGCAACTCGTTTGTTACAAAGTGATTACAGAGTAGGAACTGCTGACAATGATATTAATGCAATCAAAACTAATGGTGTAATACCAGAAGGTTATTCAGTTAATCATTATTTAACTGATACTAACGCTTTCTTTATTATGACTGATGTTCCTGATGGCATGAAACATTTTGTGCGTGCTCCAATGTCAACCACTATGGATGGCGATTTCGACACTGGTAATGTAAGATACAAAGCTAGAGAAAGATATTCCTTTGGAGTATCTGATCCGCTGGGTATTTTTGGTTCACCAGGTAGTTCGTAAGAACTTTAAAGGGAGCTTCGGCTCCCTTTTTTATCTAGGGATTTTTTTTAATTATCTATCAACTGCCCTAGCAGACTTTGCCAAGATGATAGATACTTTCCTTTAGGAGGAATAAAATGGCTAATACAACTTTTAATGGACCAGTTAGGTCCGAAGGTGGATTTGAACAAATTAGTAAAAGTTCAACCACAGGTGCTATTACTACAAATTTAGATGTAGATACTAGCGGAAACATAACTACTTCAGGATATGTTTTAAATTACGATAATATCGTTGATATTACTGATG